GAGTGCATCAACGAATTTCATTGTGGCTCCTTATGCGTTGTTTGCAGCAGCGTTGTCTCTGCCAGAAGCTTTCTTAGAAGCACCATTACCACCGCCAGCTTTCATTCCGTCACCAGCTTGGCTTTCGCCTCCCATGATTTCGTCTTTGTCTACTGGTTCATCTGGCTTCTTAGGTACAACTTTAATAGATTCACGAATCTTGTTCGCCATATCGCGGTCAAGTTCAAGAGCACCAACACTACCCATACGTTGAATAGCTTTGGAGAATTCATCCAAGTCAACTTCGTCAAGATCACCGTAGCACAGTTTAGGCAGTTCTCTTGCTGTCAGGATTTCTCCGTTAAGAGCAAAGAGTTGTGGGATCAGATCGTTGTTAAGCGTGTCTTGAATCTCTTTCAGACGGGCTTCAATAGCCATCGCCATGATGTTTGTTTTTGCACCAGCAAGCGAGTACGATCCAACTTGATCCTGACCCATCTTCAACATATCAGCAAACAACACCATTAGGATTTTGTTATCCCAACGCTTGATGATTACGTCTGTGTCGTACATCTTTCCACCTTGAGTGGAAGTCAGTTCAAACTTGAAGAGGGGTTGACGGCTCTCTGGGTCAAATGCCTGTGGCAAGATGAGTCCAGATTGTTCGTTCATTTGGATGTTACGGATAACGTTCTTGTAGTATTCGAAGATTGCCTTCTCACTATCAGATGCGTCTTCACTCATATAGCGTGGTGGAAGATACAGAGTTGGCATACCGTTCATGTCACGTGTGACACCGATAGCTTCCTGTTCTTCAATCTGTCTACGGAAGAGCCAAGCGTTGTAGCAACCACGTAGAGGGCTGTTGCCTTCTGGGTTGTCACGCTTTGCGTCCACACGAAACAGCATGAATTTCTTACGAGGGATTTGGATGATGCCGTTCTGACTCAGGTTGAAGTAGCGATCACCGTTCTGAACGCCCGCTAGGGACTGTTCAAGACCGACTAGATCACGACCGTCGTCACTGTATACCCAACGAGAGATTGTGTCCTGAGAGCGAACTGGGAGCTTCCTGATGCCAATCTTGTTGTCATTGTAAGAAGAGCCAGACTCAAATGTACGACGACGATATACTTTCTCATGAACAGAGAAGCCATACGTGTACATACTTGTTACCTCACGAATGAAGTCAGCAAAGCTGTGTTCCATATCGTTGATAACGGACTCAAGGAATTCTCCGCGAGCTTTCATTGCAGCATCTGGTTCAATCCCCAGATCAACACTCCAATCAACACGACTGATCATCATCTCAACAAGAGAGATGGCAGACTTGATTGTAGCGTCTTGGGACATTGTACGGAATGTTTTGCACGCCTCTGGGAACCTAAGTTCACGACGATTCTCTTCCGCTACATGCCCACCATATTGTTTAAGTCCAATAGCACCAATCTCACCAAGGCGAAGTCTGGGCATCGGAGCAGCTACTTTCTCAACTTTTCTCTTAGCCATTAATCCTCACCTTATCTGTAGAATGCGAATGGGTTAGTCTGTGTCATTGTTGGGACCGAGAAGTCAGGAAGATATTGTTCAGAAGACAATGCGTGGAAGGCATCAGATGTGGCGTCCACTTGGTCATCCTTAATATTCTTGCTACCGTCAAACCTTTCAAGTTCAAGTAGGTAGTCCTTCGTCCAGTCAGCCTCTACAATCTCAACGCTACCAGCTTCTGCTGTTGCAGCAAAAGGAGCGAATCGAGTGACCTTAGATTTGTTAGTTGTTTTCATACGAGCCATAAAACCATGATCTGCCAAGTCACGAATGAGCTGAGCAGCATAAGCTTTACCGGCAGCACCGGGGTCGCATGGAACGATAATTTGTACATCATCACCATCGTGTCTTGCAGTTTCCAGAATCATGTCGAATACACCACCATGACGGCGACGATCACGAACAACATCTTCAACTGTGTAGATGCCCATCTTGTTTCTGCTCATAAGAACACCAGCAGTCCAGTCAGGGTTTCGATTGGTTTCAGATTCAACAGTACCACTGATATCCCACGCTCTTACTCTCTTAATAGATTTCAGGTCACGTTGAGTTACCATGTTGCACCATTGCGATTTGAAGTATCCTGTACCTTCAGCACGTGCAAGCCAACTACCATAAAGTAGGCGAGCCTTCTCAACACGACCTAATCCTTCAAGCCAACCAACATACTCTGGCTGTGCTTTACATAGAACTGGGTTGTCGTAGACGTTAGCTGCAATGAATTTGAAGCTGAGAGGTTTAACTTGGTCTTCATGATCATGGGCTAGATGCGGCTTACCATACTTCTCAATCAACTCAGCCTTCGTATCGCCCCACATCATCTTACCATCCATCTTGAGGAAGTAACGGACAATGCCGTCTCTCTCAGGAAGAGGAATTCCAGTTTCTGGATCAAGCCACCAATCCAACCAATGACGCAAGAAGCTGCCATAGTCAGGGTTGCAAGTGATCTTCATGTGAGGTTTAACTTCTGGACACTTAGGGTTACGCATACGAGAAGTGAGGTATTCAACCATCATTTCTTCAAACTGCTGGCCTTCGTCCACAAGGAAGTGGTTTACTTCCCAGCCTTGGAAGTTCTCAGTGTCTTTTGGGTTTTCGAAGTGACGGAGGTAAATTCTAGCTCCGTTAGAGAAGAGGAAGTGGTGTTCTTTATCACGCCATCTTACCTTTGGATCAATCAGCTTAAAGAGTTCTTCGGCTTTCTCTTGGAGTCCGCCCGGACCTTTAAGTTGTGGAGTTGTACGTCTTACCATACAACCACGGAATTTTGGATACTGGACGTGTTTAAGGAAATCCATAACACCCAGATAACTTTTGCCTGCTCCAGCAGCTCCACCGAACACGGTAATATCTGCTTCGCTATGCATGAAGTCGTATTGCTTTTTCGACTTTGGCCCGATGACGTTAGGGTCCAAGTCAAAGACCATATCGTCAGCCATTGCCTGTCCTCATTTTAGAAAGTAATAAAGGGCGACCCCGAAGGGTCATCCCTGTTTTCCTGTTAGAGAATTGCTCTCTATGTATATTATTGTACATCGGAATCGCCAGTTGTCAACCCCTAAGCATAACATTTATTGAAAATAGATGTCAAGCCTTCAATGCAGCAATAATTGCGTTGACTTTAACCTTCAATGCGTTGACCAAAGTGATGGCCGTTGCTTCGTCAGTTGCGTCTGCTGTAGTCACTGTCGTAAGGGCAGTAATAGCAGCAGCTTGTCCAGCGTCGATGAAAGCCCCAGCTTTGATGCCTTCCAGCAATCCAAGTTGTGCGATCAGTTCGTATTGTTCTGTTGGTGTTGTTAGAGCCATTATATTTTCCTTGTAATTACGCAGCAATCGCTGCTAGTTGTTTGACTTTGATTGTCCCAGTCATTGGGATGTTTTGACTCGCATAAACAGCTACACGAATCTTAACCTCTGTGCATCCAGATGTAATTGTTGTGGTTGGGGTTTCTTGAACACCAGACACTTTAACATTACTCATCGGGAATCCATCTTGGTAACGGTCACAGCATTTAGAGTTGTATGTTCCAGAGTCGAGGAAACGGAAGTCGAGACTCACGCCAAGGCATCCAGTTAGTTCAAACTCAATATCAGCAACAGCTTTGATGTTTGCAGCAAGCTTAGCGTTGGCAAGCGTGATGATCTGCTCAAAGGTGAACAGGGCTCCAGATGTTGTTGGAGTACCGCTGAACTTGAAGACTTGAGCTTCCCCAACAGTAGCAGCTTCTTTCGAGGCTACAACCGACATGCCTGTCCAAGAGCTTCCAGCAATCGTGTAACCCGTTGCTACTTCGCCTGTGGCGTTGGCAGATGCGCTCTTAGTCCCTGTGGTGCCTGTCAGCAAGGCGTTAGAGTTGATCTGACCAAACGGGTTGGTTGCAGAGTCATAAGCGCTTGTAACGCGAGGCAGGGGTACAGGAGAGGTGAATAGGTCTTGAATCTCTTTTGCGACAGCTTCACCAACGATGCGGGCACCAACTGGGTTCCAGTGTAGGCCATCTACAGTGACAGTAGCGGTATCAGTCATCTTGTCCCAAACGTCTACAACACGCACACCAAGCTTTGGAAGGTAGCTGTTGATCCAAGCTCTCACCTGTTCGTGAATAAGCTGACGTGGGGCAGATAGGGCGTTAGCACCACCGCGTGGAGTCTCGTTAATGAATACAACGATCTTACCTGCTTGTTTCAACTTCATCACAACACCTTCGATGTTCTGTTGAGTTTGTGCAAGAGTGAAATCGGAAGTACGGTCGTTAGTAGAGATTAGGCAAATAACAATATCAGCAGCAGAGGCAATTACATCACCTACGCGAGCAGCCCACTGGGCAGATGTGTTACCACCGACACCAAAGTTGAACGCTGGTTCAAAGAAGATACGACCACCAGAGTATTGACCAAGCCAAGAGGCGTAGCCATAGTTTTCTGTGATCTTGTTTGGAAGAGTGCCGCTAGAACAGTTTGCTGTACGACTATCACCATAAATGGCTACGTTACGTCGTAGGGGCTTGACTCCAGCACTAGAGATAAGGCCAGCAGAGATAATACCGTCAAGTCCAATAGAGGCTAGAGCTTTCAGCATATCGTTTGGTGTTAGGTTCATGGTTGTTCCTTTTTGGAATTATAGAAACAAGAAAACCCTCAAGAAGAGGGTTGTCGAGACAAGACAGACTGCATTGATAGCACGAAGCTATGTAGAGGTGGGTCAGTTGTCTGTGTTTGGTGCATTCTTGAGGTATCGAGCCTCATCCTCTGGGGTTTCAATCCAGTGCTTCTACCTAGTTAGCTTAGAATGCGTATTGGTCGCCTTTGTGGAATCGAACCACAACTTCCGCAGCCTATCCACGGTGTTTTCCATATTAAACTATCAGGCGTTGTTTGGAGCAGATAAAGGGAATCGAACCCTTGCTACACCGCTTGGAAGGCGGGCGATACACCTTGTACGTACCTGCATTTATTTTGGTGCCCCCAGAGAGATTCGAACTCTCACTGTACGGTTTCTAAGACCGCTTCCTCTGCCGGTTGGGATACAGGGGCGAATTGGGGTGAGGTGCAGTTTCGATCTGCATCAACCGGGTCACAACCGGAAGGTAGTCCCAGACTACACAGCCTCACAGTCAAGCGTATTGCTTATTTCTTCAAGTGCTTCTTTCAATGCTTGTTGATCCATCAGTTTGTGCTTCCAAGTGAGGTGATCACAGCAGGGACAGTAACTGCCATTGCGTTTCAACCGTGCCACTCTTGGCTCTCTGACTCTAACTTTCATTCTGCACTCCTATAATTTGGTGGACCTATACGGACTCGAACCGTAAACTCCGAGCTGCAAACACGGCGTGTTCCCATTAACACTATAAGCCCATTGTATCGCGTCTACTGCCAGATGTTCCACTCCTACGCCGTAAGTGGTCGTGCTTGTGGCTGGAACGATAAGCTTGGGTATAAGCCCATATGCCACCTTTACAGTAAAATTGGTCACTCGGGGTGGAGTCGAACCACCGCCACTTCGTTCCAAACAAAGTACGCTACCGTAACGCTTCCGAGAGATAAAACATTTACATCTTAATTGGTGCTGCCTGATGGAATCGAACCACATATCCTCGGCCAAGCGTTTACAGCGCTCTAGTTGTCCCAGCAACTGGTCAGTCAGCATTTGTTTGGCAGGCAATAGAGGATTCGAACCTCCCATCTTGTGATTAACAGTCACAGACCAACACCTAGTCAGATCATTGCCTATAATTCTGATAGAGACTATATTTATACAGCACACTCTATCTGGCTGTACGCGTGGGGAAGCACGTGTTTGGTAGCGAGTCCGTGAATCGAACACGTAAGCACTGGGATATGAACCCAGAGACAACACCAGTCAGTCTTAGCCGACTCGCCATTGTAACTTTGATGAATGACCCTCTCGTTCTATTTCAGCGGGCCTAGTGGGTCGGTACGCCGCATACCACTTTATAGCATCATCAAATTTGGTTGCCCGTGAGTGAATTGAACACCCCTCACTCGGTTATCAGCCGAGCGCATTACCACTATGCTAACGGGCAATTGTTTGGTAGTCACTAGTGGGATCGAACCACTCTAAAAGGCTTCGTAGACCTTTGCCTAATCCAATCGGCCAAGCGACTATTGTTTGGTGCCCCATCACAGAATCGAACTGCGATATCCTGATTACAAAACAGGCGTAATGACCATTATACGAAAAGGGCGAATTTGGCGGCTCATAGGGAATTCGAATCCCTCCTTCCTGATAGACAGTCAAGCGTGCTAACCGCTAACACTAATGAGCCATGTTTGGTACAGATAGTGGGACGTCGAACCCAACATTACTGAGGTGAAAGCCCAGCGTATTAACCTTTATACGATATCTGCATTAAATCTTTGTCAGGCTTTGTTGCCTGTAACCGGATGTTTGGTATCACGGCCTTTGTTCGGGTGACGACCTTTGCTGTCTTTCAAGCGAGTCTTGTCAACCGGAGCATGTTCTTTTGTTGCATCGTATGGACGTTGTGCCATTTCTTTCTCTCCTTTTATTTAACTTGTTAGAGTATTAGAACATGGGAAATCCATATTGTCAATACCTTACTTCAAATTATTTTACTTTATTTGGTGCTGGATGTAGGGTTCGAACCTACCTAAAGCGGCTTAGAAGACCGCTGCACATCCAATATACCAATCCAGCTTATTTGGCGGGCCATCGAGGTTACGATCCCCGTCCACATGGCTTTGGAGGCCAGTATGCTGCCATCACAATCAAGACCCTTAATTCGTGGGAGACACTTATAACACGCTGTCTCCTGAGCGTCACATCACCAGTTGGTTTGGTGATCATACCAAGGCGCGGTATGTTTCGCATGGCTCAACTCAGTCGTCACCGTATCCATCAAATGGATTGCACGTACCAACGAACTGGGCAAAGCCCTTGTTTTTAAACTTCTCTGTGGTCATCTTCCAGCCGAGCCGCACACGCAAATCGCGTGTAGCACTCCAAGGCTTGACACAGTAGTATTCGAATCCAATCAGCTTGTTGCCTTCATACAGCTTGTCAAACATGCCGCCGGGAATCTTAGACTTGTCAGAGA